TCTTTACTGGCGCTGCCGATGGAACTGAGACGAATGTGTTTATTCTTGAATTCGATTCAAAAGATGTGACGGAGGCGCAGATTACGACGGCTTTGGCAAGCCTCAGTCCAGTCTCCGTGGTGGGACAGTCAAACGTGAATACGCCGACAACAACCGACGAGACAAAGTCCGTGCAAAAATCAACAGATATAGAATCTATTACGTATTCTGCCTCTATTGATGAGGAGCCGAGGGCGCGCGGCCCCATTACAACGCTCTTGGATCTGGTAGACCGAGACCAACAGGACAATGATCTATTTCCGCTTCGCACAGAAATAACATGGTTCGCAAGAGATACGGAACGCCGAACTCTGCCATTTACGCCGAGTATTCAAGAAATCGCCCTGCGAGGTCCTGGGGCGTTCGGGCAACGGTTTACCTTTGATCTCGGATCGATTGTGGTGGGCGATCTTCTTCTTGGAACGGCTCTTCAAATACAACTGGATCATTGGTTAGACGCTCAGACAGTGAATATGTATGAGGCTGCGAAACTAGAGTACTCTGCGACCGATCGTCCAACAGCGTGGGAATACGCGAACAGTCTTGGAACATGTATCATTCAGCAGGCAGAACTTGAAATAGATGGTAAGACGATTGAAACGATCGACGGCGATTTCATTCACGTCTTTTCCTCTCTCTTTCCAGATTATAATACACAGGTCGGGGTCGCCTATGATCATATTGGACAGGTTTCTATACGACGTCTGACTGATACGACTCGGCGTCCACAAATATATCCTATTGAAAACGGGAATCTAAACTGTATTCTTCCCTTCTTTTTTATGCGAACTCGCCTAAAAGAGGCTCTTCCTATGATTGCCATACGTGAGGGCAATGTGAAGATTTATGTTACGCTGAGACCTTTTGCAGACTGCGTACGTCAAATGCGCGGATACAGGGATTCCTGTGATTCAGTACCTTCCCCGAATCCTATAGAATTCAGATTAGGCTCTTCAAAATGGACATATACTGCTGCTACGCAATCTGGTTATTGGAGCATACCTCCGCGCTACAGTTTTACTATAACGATTGGAACAACCACGTATAACTGGAACTTTATAGCATCTGTACAAAAAGGGGAGTGGATTACACCGAGTCCAGTATCGACGTTCAGCATCGAGAGTTCGTATTCGTGGAAGGCTTCAACGAGTACATGGAGCCCATCCCCCCCTCCTATCAATATAGCCTATCCTATAGGAAGTGAATGGTACTATTGGGATAATGTTCCACAGGCGTGGAGGAGTGGTGGCAACTTTCTTGGCCCCCCTCTCGTTGATTTCATATACGGGGGCCCGGTATGGGAATCCAAGGTTGGCGATTGGAGCGTAGCCCCACCCCCTTTCAAGGCAGTTCAACTTCTTGTATACGGAGCCATTGTAGATGGTGATTTTCGCAAAAAAATGCTGCGCGATCCCTTTGAAATACTTCATCGGCAAGTTCAGACATTTTCGTTTGATGAACCTCTCAAATATTCGGTTGGAAAACGGGCCGACTCGGATATTATCCGCATACAACTCCCTTTAGAGGCAAATCATCCTATCGAAGAGATTCTCTGGTTTGTTCGTCGCAAAGGAACTTCGCGTAATAATGAATGGACAAACTATACGAGTTTGGTTGAGACAGAATGGGGAACTCGAAGTCCAACGCCTCTTCTACAAAACGCCATTTTACAGGTCAATGGGACCGTTCTGTGCGAAGCAGAAGAGCAGTTTTATAGGGAGAATGCGGCATACGCTCATAGAGGCGGATACGCTGCGTTCTCCAGATTTATTTATGGATATTCTTTTGCAGAGACGCCGGGGGAACATCAGCCCAGTGGCTCGCTGAATGCGAGTCGTGTTAACTCTTTGCGTCTTGTCTTAGATGTGAAGCCGCCAGGGGGCGATTTATGGGAGGTCAAAGTGTTTTGTATTGGACTCAACTGGCTGCGGTTTGAAAACGGGCTTGCAAATCCCATGTTTGAGGATTAAAATTGAGGGACGAACCGTTTCTACAAATAGTATAATTAATATGTCTGATACCCCTCCTACAGTTGAAGTGGGCAGTATCACGGAAGATATGTCTGGCAACGTGGCCAATTCCACACAAGATATGTCTGGCAATGTGACCCAGATGACGGAAGATATGTCTGAACAACCTCTTCCTTCTCAAGAGGAAGAGGATGTACAGGAACCTCCAGATATATTTAGTTTTACTACAGCGGTTCTTGTAGGGGGGGCGATTCTCGCCCTTGTTGCCTCCTATCTAAAGATAAGAGACGCCCCCTCATTTATGGAGCATCCCCATAATCAAGGCAACTATCTATGAGCGCCGCCGACGAGTCTTTGACCCGGAAGGCTTCTTCTTGAAAATATTCTCAAAATGGTTTGTGGAATATCCGTATTGAAAGAGCATACTTTCCTTTGGATATTTCACTTTTTTATGATGTTCGGGATCTGTAACTCCAACCCAGGATATTGGATAGAAATATTTCATAGGAAATATTTTAATATCGGGGAAATCCTTTTTGACATCCTTATACATCTTTGTAACGTAGAGTGGCCCTGTACATTTCCATGCCTCTTTTTTCCCGGAAACTTTTTTCGAGTTTACAACTATGCCATCTAACAAGAGTTTTAAAAACGGATGCCCCGCCTCTGCGCCTATGATTCCATTGGCAATAAGGCGACGAACCCTTCCTAGACGAAGTTTTCGTGTGCGAGAAGTGCTTAGATTCTCCCATGCGAAAAACATGCCATGCGCGTTCTTTTCTAAGAACTTATGAAACTTCTCCGGCTTTATAACAACAGTGTCGGCATCGATATAGACACCGCCATATTTATAGAGGATGAGGAGCCGTAAAATATCTGCCTGACCGGCGAGTTCTTTCGAGAATGATTTGTATAGTTTTTCAAGTCCCGGAATACTATCAAAATCCAGATCTTTGATGGAGGATTCTGTCCATAACTTGTATTTATATGCGTACTCGGCTGCAAAGGTCTTTACTGAATTGATCCATTCTGTTGGTATGGGATTATCTCCTATCCATATTTGATGTATGGTATCCATCTCCTATTCTATTCCTTTGAAAAAAGGTCTAAGGTTTCCATCTAAGGTCTTAAAAGAGATGGTGGCCGCACTCTTACGAGTGGTCTATGGTGGCCTACAGGATTCAAAATTCATTTGTCAAAAAGGGAAGCCGAATATTCGATTCTTTATCAAGGCATTTGTGCGTGCGGGGAGGTTTACAACACAATGGGTTCGTCTTGATTTTGATACGCGCCCCACACTCGCTACAACGGCGACAATAACTCTTCCGAACAAGGGGCAACTCCTATCTCGTCTATATCTTGTAACAACTATGCCGGATATTTCTGCCCCACAACTCGCTGCAATGGCGTGGTGCAGGAAGAACGGGAAAACGTTTGCTGGGCCGACATTTGGCTGGACGAACTCTGTTGGACATGCCCTTCTTCAAGAGGCTACGCTGGAGATAGGAGGAACACGGGTAGAACGAATCGATGGGCGACTTCTTGAAATCTTAGACGAGTTTTATACGCCCCTGGAGAAAGTGTCCTTGATGGATAAACTTCTTCCGAGAAACTCCAGCAACTTTCACCCGGGTCTCTTCGGCCGAGATACTGTGATTCAGGCAACGACACCCCTGCCTTTTTGGTTTAGTTGTGGAGACGCGGGAACGTTTCTCCCACTCGATGCTCTTCAATCGGATCCCGTCAAACTGCGACTCTCTTTTGGGACTGTTAACACTCTCTACGTAAGTACGGCACAACGTTCTGTAGATTCTATAATAAATCCTGTGGGGGGTGAGGCCTATTTTCCTTTAGCAAACTCCCCCTTTTACTATTTGGATCCGAGTGGAACGGCAGTTTCCGGGCTTACGGGAAATCCGGGCATATCCACCCGGGTTTCGGTAGTGCCGGGGATCACGCAGCCGACGGACCAACTTCTTCAGAATCTGGGGGATACGTATTTAATGGCGGAGTATGTGTATTTGGATAGGGCGGAGGCGAACAGATTTCGTCTGGCAGATATCCAGGTTCCTATTCTTGAGCATTACGCGTTTGATCCGGTGGACACGGTCGGCGGTAAAACGGCGAACTGTTATTTAAGAGTGCCGAATCCCACGCGGAATCTGTTTTTTTATGCGCAGAGATATGAGGCACCGGCCTTTAATGCGCCCTTTCTTGCCACTAGGGATCTGTCTGGAGTGGATGCGCCAATCGCACCCTGGTGGCCGAATGCATCTCAGATTGGAACGCGAGTCTATGAAGAACTTACGCCAGCATATGTCTATAGAAACTCGGAGCCTATTTCGGAGATTCAACTTGTGTATGAGGGGTCGCTGTATCGCTATGTAACGGGCTCTCCGTCCATCTTTCGGAGCCTGATTCCTGGATTAGAAATGCGGAAATCTCCCTGGGTTCACCGGTACATGTACAATCTTCCATTTGCCTTTCAGTCTGGCCTATTGGCTCCGAGCCAGCATTGCGGTGAGGCGAATCTCGATAAGATTGTAAATATTAATCTGCGACTAGGTCTTCAGCCGTTTGCAGGTACGAATACTGTTCCTAGATATCTTATCCATGTATGGGCGGAGACGTATAACATCTTCCGAGTATACGGTGCGCGCGGCGGCATGATGTTCGCTTATTAAGGGGCTGGAGCCGCGGCCTCACAAGAAAAAAGGTCATGTAAGGCCTTATCAAAGAGTGGCCTCACGATAGAACCCCGTAAATGTACATAATCCATAAAGTTGTTCATATCAGGAGTATATTCATCAACCATAAGAGTGTCAAAAATAGAACAAAACAAGAAGGTATGGATTTTAGATTTTCTTTCCAATACTTTATTGAAGTCCCTTGTTATTTTATTTCTTAGAATAAAATGACCGTGTACAGGGCCATCTGAATTTTTTGATGGAGGATATGTTGAGGCCGGTTGAACCGCGATGATCAGCACTTTGTATCCACGTTGTTTTAAATCTAATAGGCAGAGTAGAAATCTATCAATAACTTCTTCAATGCATTCATCCAAAGGTTTTGATTTTTCTTCAGAATTAAGTCCAATATGTACTCGACAATCGATTTCACCGAGTAATAAACATACGGTATCATTTTTAAAGTGATTGGCTTCTAATATTTGTAAAACTCTTGAGTAATACTGTTTATTCCAGAAAAAGTTGTAGGCTGTGCAGGGGCCTAGGCGCTGACAATAATATTGAAAATGATTCGATTCAAACATGTTTGGATCTTCATTTATAATTGTATCTTCTCCTGAAAAGGCAGAGACATGGGAGTTTCCAAAAAGAATAATACGGGGTTTCTGTTTATGTGTCTCTGACATACTCTTTAATACATTTGCATCTTTAAATAAAAAGGTGGCCTTAAATACACAGGAATGGAGGCGCAAAATTGATCCTTCACCCTACATGGCATATAACTACTATTACAGATCTATGACTATACGTTGTCTAAGAGCAGATCACGCACGATCCGTGAGGGACGTGTGGGAAGACTCTTTCCTTGGACATAAATTCACACTCAAGAAGGATTTCGCCTCTTCTTGGAGAAACAGATCTCGTCAAGAAAGTATCGGATACTTTCATGGACAAGATCTTCTAGGGTTCGCCCTTGTTTCGTTTCATAAACGGAATAAGGGGAATCGCTATGTTGATTATATCGCCGTTCACAGTAGGCACAGAGGTCGTGGAATCGGAGATAAACTAATGGGACGCCTTTTAAAAAATACGCGCGACTCCAGGACTGGCATACATTTATACCCTTTAGAACACGTTGTTCCGTGGTACAAAAAACACGGATTTTATTGGACCACGGATGAGTATATGAACGCGCATAGTTATAAGAAATAGGCCTATTAAAACCATCCTCTTTTTATTTCACCATCCAGTATTTGTAACTGTTTCTTTCTCTCCTGCGTTAAAATATAGGCAATTTCCTCATCTATATTTTCTATTTCATCATCAATAGCATCACGTTGACTTATGAATTTTCCTCTTCTTGTCAGAAGAGATTTGTAATCTCTTCTCGCCGTTGCTGCCATCTGGGCCAACCCTTCTATCTGGGCCTTTTGCGGGGCATTCCCTTTTATCTTACTAAGTCGCTTTGATACTTCGCCTTTTAAAAGAGCCTTGTTTGCGGGATTTGTATAGGTGGGTGTGCCAAACCATCCCCCACCTCTTCGTTTTCTTGTCTTAGGCATTCTATTTATAGTATATATTTTACCAAAAGAACCCCCATCTCGGCTTTTCCGCGTTTCTAATAGTCTTCGAAAGTTCTTCTTTTTCAATCGATTTCAACTTTTCCTCCACACCTTTATAATCTTTTGTCGCTTTTTCAATAAATTCACTTATTTTTGCTCGTTCTCTTAAAAGTCTATTGTAGTCCATACGCCGTGTTGCGGCCACGAGCGCCATTGCTTCCAAGGCGCGTTTCCCCGTAGTTCCAGTTTTCTTTTGTAGTTTTGTTAAGACAGAGTTCGTCTTTTTCGTCGAACGTTTCCCCGCGAGTTTTTTAAGAAGATCCTTTATATTTTTATCGCTCATTCTATTTGTAGCATATAAAATTGTTCATAGTTTCTGTATAACATATAGTACAATGTCATCCGTACTTATCGTTGAATCCCCTGCAAAGTGTTCCAAAATACAAGGGTTTCTTGGAGCCGGATGGAAGGTTATCGCAACAATGGGTCATATTCGGGCGCTTGATGATACCTTAGACGCGGTTGGCCTTGATAGGGATTTTGAGCCGCGCTATCAGTTTCTGAAAGAGAAGGCGAAGCCTATTGCCCAACTAAAAGAGGTATGTGGAAAGGCCTCCACTATTTATCTGGCCTCGGACGATGACAGAGAAGGGGAGGCAATCGCTTATTCTGTTGCCGTCCTCTTGAAGTTGGATCCCGCGACAACTCCTCGTGCAGTATTCCGAGAAATAACAAAGGATGCCATTCTCGCCGCAGTCAAGAATCCTAGACGCATCGATATGAGCCGTGTGGCTGCCCAACAGGCTCGCGCCGTACTAGATATGATGGTGGGGTTCACGATGTCACCTCTTCTATGGAAGTACGTGGGTCAAGGTCTTTCAGCCGGTAGATGTCAAACTCCCGCGTTAAGACTTCTCGGGGACAAGGAGGAGGCGATTCGGTCTTTCACTACAGCAACTACATGGAGAGTAAAGGGGCAGTGGATAACCGGACAAACCCCTTTTGAGGCGAACATGGAGGAAGAGTTAGAGGATAGGGAATCCGCAGAAAACTATTTGGAAAATCTGTATCAAGAGACGGCCGGCGTAGTGAAAGAGTCATTTACGACTCCCACGAGTGAGTCGCCCCCGAAACCTTTGATTACTAGTACACTCCAGCAGGAGGGATCGGCGAGCCTGGGACTCTCTCCGAACGCTACAATGTCTTCTGCTCAACGCCTGTATGAGGCCGGGCATATAACTTATATGCGAACAGATTCTGAGATCCTATGTGAAGAGGCAAAGGCGGCTGCGAAACAGTGGGTGTCCGATGCCTTTGGAAAAGAGTACGTTGCTGATGAGGTCTTAGCCCAGAAAAAATCTGGGGCACAGGCCACCCGGAAGAAATCTTCCTCTACTGCGACGCCTCCCCAGGAGGCGCATGAGGCTATCCGCCCCACACACTTTGAAACGCGCACTCTACCGCTCGACGAAGACTGGTCTTCCACTGATAGGAAACTCTACATACTGATTTGGAATAGGGCAACACAGAGTGTGATGGCCGCGGCAAAGGGCGAGAAACATACTGTAAGATTCATTGCATCGGGGGATCCTGTAGAGTTCCTATGGTCTGGAGTATGGAAGCGGGAACTCTTTCCAGGATGGAAAAGGATTGGAGCGGCGGAAACCGATTTCGATGCCGAAGATGATTCTGTAGGGATTTCAGTAGCCGCAGCAGAATCTGTATGGGCTGCGGCAACGGCTCTATCGGAAGGAGATACCATCAACTGGACGACTCTTGAGGCCGCCCCGCACGATGCACGCCCTCCTGCTCGATTTACAGAGGCAACTTTGGTGCGTGAACTGGAAAAGAAGGGGATTGGGCGCCCCTCGACGTTCGCAGCCCTCGTCAACACTTTACACGCAAAGAACTATGCAGAGAAGCGAAATACTCCTCCGAGGGAGGTTGAACTCGTTCGACTACTCCTCGTTCCAGGGATCTGGCCTTTTAAGGAACAGCGAGAAACCAAGAAGGTGGGAGCAGAAAAGAACAAGATTGCGCCGACTCCCCTAGGACTTTCGGCTCTCGAGTTCTGTCTGCGAGAGTTTGAACCACTCTTTGCCTATGAATTTACGAAGAACATGGAGGGGCGTCTCGACAGCATTGCGACGGGATCCGAAGAGTGGAAATCTCTGTGCCGCGATACATGGAATCTTTACAGGGAAAAGTATTCTGCCCTGAAGGATGGTGCATCGACTGTGGCAGCCGGCCCCTCTAGAGAGCGACTGTTTAGCGGGGGTATAAAGGCGGTACAGAGTAAAAAAGGCCCCCTTCTTTTGAAAGAGGGGGTAACAAAAGACGAATCCGCGGTCTTCTACGGTTGGCCAGAAGGGAAGAAGTTTCACGAGATTACTGAAGAAGATGTTGCTGGATTTGTTCAAACAAAGCAGGTGGGAGGATCTACGTTAGGAATCTACGATGGAACACCTATAGTAAAGAAGTCCGGCCCCTTTGGAACATATGCCCAATGTGGGAGTACAAATGTCCCGTGGCTACCAGAGGATACGGAGGAGTCGCTCCAGAAAAAGTTTGAGTTAAAGAAGCAGGAGGTCGTTCATAAAATCGGCCCCTTTGAGATCCGTGTTGGACAGAAAGGCGCCTTCATGTTTAAACCCGCCCTTACGGGAAAGGCAAGAAAGTTTGTATCCGTGCCTTTGGGTGTCGATCCAAAAACGCTGACACAAGAGGCTCTTGTAAAAATGTATCAAGAAGATATTCAAGGAAAGGCGAGGACAGCCGCATATAAGAAAAAAAGGGATTCTAAGTAGAATGTGGCGCGGTAAAACGCGAAAAAGAGGTAAAAACTTGTATGATATACCTACCTATGTTATTAACATGAATGAACGTCCAGATAGATGGAAGCGATTTCAGGAACATAACGCAAACACTTCTTTTACAAACATTGAACGATTTGCTGCGATTAACGGGAAACGCCTAGACTACAAGAAAGATCCTCGTATTTCTATAAAGACGCGTATGAACATTTCTCGCAACTACCGACGAAGCCATTATGAAATCGCGACATTAGGTGCTATAGGATCATCACTCAGTCATATTTCCGTATGGAAGAAGTTCGTTGCATCAGGTGCCCCCATCTGTCTTGTATTAGAAGATGATGTTGTCTTATCTGAAATACAGATTCACAAGGTAAATGAGATCCTACCGAATCTACCTTCCGACTGTGGGGTCTGGATTTTAGGGTGCTATTTTCCGAATCTTATTATTGAACCTCTCGGTCGATCGAAGTGGTCGCGCGTTCATCAATATACGGCGGCACATGCCTATATACTAAGAAGAGAGGCTGCTAAAAAACTTATTGAAGAGGCATTTCCCATTGAGATGCATATCGAATACTATATGACTGCCGCGTCTATACTAAAAGATTTCAAAATCCTACAACACGAGGATGTTCATTTCGAGTTTTTTAGAAAGGAAAGAGGGCCGCGGGTAAGCGATTCCAATACATCACAGCATAAGAAATCGGGCTGTCCCTCCTGCGATTTTCCGGATGATTACACTCAACTCTATAGGGGGTTTACGCGAAAAACGAAGCATGGTATTAAAATCGCAGGGACAATTGACGGCGAACAACCGAGATATATTTTGACCTATAACTCACCTGCGAAAAGAAAAAATTCCAGGCACCCTTAATAGGAGATGAGTTCAAGTCAATCACAACAGGGCGTTGATAGCAGCGAGACACTTATGGCGGACTGGGGTCCCGGGCTCGAAGAAGTACTGCGGAAAGAAGGAGAAGAATCGGAATCCCTTTTTTGGCTTCATAATCGGGCTTCTGTGGTAGCCACCAGAAATAATGATATTATAAACATTCCCAGTATTATTTTACAGACGGTGACGGGATTCTTATCTGCCACGGGAGGATTGGTTCCACCTCTTGCGCTAGGTGCGATCAGCGTCTTTACAGGGATTCTTTCAACCCTTCTTTCTTATTATAAGTTTTCTGCACGGGCGGAAGCACATCGAATGTCCGCGCAACTCTATTTGAAAATTTACAAAAAGATTGAGATTGAACTCAGTCTTCCGCAGGAGCAGAGAATGCCTCCCATAAAACTTTTGGAAGAAGTGAGGGATAAACTTGCGCGTGTAGGTGAAGTTGCCCCCGATGTTCCAGAGTTAGTTATACACGAGTACAAAAAACAATTCCACGATGGAGATACGAAAAAACCTATTATAGCAAATGGACTCGATAAGATTATAGTGTATCATGCCCCAGAAAAGAGTGATGCCGCAGGGCCAAGGATTCGTGTAGTCTAAACGGAGTTACAGACATACTCGTCCATTTGGAGTTTCGGGGCAGTCGCGCTTATAATACATGTATAAATGTATTGGACCACGTCCATAACAACAACCCGTACTGGCTGTTTATCGAAAGGGACGAACGTCAGTGGCACAATGTTTTTCATCTTTATTGAGTGGGGGTGTACTATTTATAGGGTAGAAACTTGCTTCAATTTTACTCAGTATTCCCTGGAAGAGATGGTTCGGGGGCGGTTTCTATGACTTTGCAAGGGCGGCCTCTTCCCCTCTTTGCTGGAGCAGATGTTTCCTCTATAATCGTAACAACCTCTGTTTCTGGAAATCTCCTAACACCGGCGGCACACATCCAAGCGGACACTGCGTTTTGTGTAGTAGTATTGGATGCAAACTTGACGATACAGTCCTTATGCTTTCCAACATTATCCTGTATATGTTCTTCACATACAGGACATGTTAATAGGGTTTCCATTAGCCAGTCGGTTCTTTCTTCAAGGAGTTCCGAATCTTGCCAGTTTGCATACGCCTTCTTCTTCCGTAGTCGCGCGGCGAACTTCTTTGCCTCCCCAACACTTGTGAAAGAGAGTGAATTCTCTGTCATAAGTGTGGCAATCCGCTTGTTAAAGAGAAGCCACGGATTCGGTTTGCGCTCCTTTTTCTGTGGAGAGATCTGCTTGCGAAGAATCTTCATATGATCTTCAAGAGACCGTAGCGTCGTAAGAATACTCGCTATTTCTTGTGTTACGCCGTCCATACCTGTAAAAAATCGTATATAAGAAATCAATTTTGGTTAAGTTAGTTGCCTGTTCCAACCCACAGAGTTGCCTTTGTTGGCATGATAAGACCCCTCTTTTGAAGTCGCACAAGAGTGTTCTCAACCTGCGACAAACTGAGAGAATCGTCTGTAGAAGATGCATGAATCATCCGAGCAGTACAGCCAGTAGAAGCGTTCTCATAGATGTACTGCATCATTTCCTCTTCGAAAGATGTGAGGGGCGGAGCCTCCTTCTCTACCAAACAATTGTCTACGATCAGAAAGCCAAGGAAGGCGAGAAGAATCCCACATAGGGCCGGTAGAATAACGTGGGCGCTAACCCAGAGATACCAGCGGAATAAATCATGTAGCGCGCTCGAAGCCGCGCTGTAGTAGCAGGAGGAAGTCATCGTGTAGCAGATAGGCACAATACTAGTATCCATTGTTTATCGTACCGTGTGTCATGAAAAATACGTGTGTCAATTTTTATGCCGTGGGGCGTGAGCGAATGCCGAACATGCGATAACATTCATCGCTGGCCTCTGACTTCCGATAGATTTGGATTTCCATGCTTTGTTGACACGTATCGCTACAATAGTACCTCTTTTCGAGTTGATTGCCGTGTATTTTACGACATGTGTTCACAATGCGAGTAGCCGTCTTTCCACAGTTTATACAGTATTTTACGGGAGAGACAATCTCCCAGCGCCTCGTTTGCGTAGATTTCTCGGGCATTATACAGGTACCTTGTGTCTGGGGGCACGGAGCCTTCAATTTTTGTGTAGTGATCGAAAAATCAACGGGGTTCCTCTTCCAGATCTACGTCATAAGATCCAGGAGATAGTTGCATACTGCAGTGTGTCCGTTCTGGGCTGCAAAACTTCTTGCATTCCATGTATCATATATTTGACACGCATGTATGTTTGCACCATGTTCTACCATAAGTTTGACCATATCCAAATTCCCGTTCCTGGCGGCCCACATCAGAGGGGTTGCCCCACTACCAACTGCCGCGATGTTTACGTTCGCGCCTGCCTGTAACAGAACACGCACCGCGGGTAAAGACCCATTTTGGCTTGCAAACAGTAAGGCAGTGTTGCCCCCATTTCTAAGCAGATCTTGTTCATCTATTTTTACCCCAAAGGTTAGAAGCAACTCTACGATATCTGCCTTTCCAGCCTCTGCCGCCATCATAAGCGGTGTTATACCTCTTATACAGTACGCATTTACGTCTGCTCCACGCTCAATGAGAAGAGTACACAGTTCCGTATGACCCTGTGAGGCCGCCCACATCAAAGGGGTTGCGCGATAAATGGAATGCGCGTCTACAAGCGCCCCCCTGTCCAAGAGAAGACGCGCGGTTTCTAAACGGCCACTTTGGCAGGCGTATAGAAGAGGCGTAAAGTGATCATCAATCCGTTTCGCATTCACATCTGCGCCGCACTGTATCAGGAACTCTACCATATCTGTGTAGCCAGTATCAGATGCAGAGGCAAGTGCAGTGGTACCCTTTCTATTACATGCATCTACAGTCGCGCCCCAAAGAACTAAGAGTTTAACAAGTTCCAGATCTTCCCAGCGAATCGCCATCAAAAGCGGTGTATCACAGTCGCTCGTTGCCATGGAGACGTTCGGATTTGCACCGGCCTCGAGTAGAAGACGAACAATCTCCGTATGACCGTTATCAGCCGCAAACATTAGGGGTGTAAGGGTATCTATTGCAGAGGCTGCGTTCACATCTGCCCGTACCTGAATAAGGCTTGTTGCGCGCGCAACGTTGCCGACGCTACAAGCGTGCATTAAGCGTGTACGCTTCTTCTTAGATTCAATGAGGTTTTTCGTTGCGAGTAACAGATTTGTATCATTGTAGAACTCTTTTGAGGCTGCAATAAAAGAAGGGACTGCGTATCCTTGACTGGCCACAATGGTTGCTATAAGGACAAGATCGACTGGCATCTTGTTGATATGCAGTAGATTCGCGTCAATGGGGTTCAATTTTATTAGTATTTAAAAAAAGTTGAAGCCCGTTTCTCCGCAGCATAGGGCATTATGAAATGACCTACGAGTTAGACTATCGAGAGACCGTTATATGTCTCTTTATACTGTTTCGTGAACGAACGGATTGGATTGAGGTCTTCACGGTTATAAGAACAAGAATAGGCTACAAACTTGAGTAGTACCCACGGAACAAGGACAAGACAACACCATAGATTCCAAAGATATTTGTGTGAAGAATGAGTCCCTGATACCGTAAATCCATTATATTCATTTTCTGGTAATACACAGGGCCCATCTGCTCGTTGTGTGACTATTAGAAACCTTTTGCCAGCGTCTTTCAGATCAGTGCCAGGCTCAAACTGTATAGCAACCTTCAACCAATCGTTTGCGGCCATGCGCGCCAAAGATTCTTCTATGCGCAGTGATTCAAGCATACACCATGTCCTGCCAGTCTCTTTCGCTAGAGATATAACGAAACTGGTTATATCGGTAACGGATAGCACACCCTTGCTTTTTATTGGTTCGTACGAGTTCTCGTCTAAATTGTAGAAGTTGGCTATGAATTGGGGCATGGGGTATAGCCACTGGTTCTAAAAAATCACTGGGTCAATTTTTGTACTTTAGACAAATCAACATTTCACCCTGCAATAGGTAGTTTATAAATGTAAATGTGAACCTCTTTTTCAACGTACAGATATGTGGTACCGGTTACCGCTTCTGGTACATCAATTTCTGAACAGATGGGGTAACCGCCACTCTGTCTTCTTTGTTCGGCTACCTCCTCTGCGTACTTTTCCTTCACTGCGGCTGCAGCGGAAGCGTACGATGTATATACATTTTCATATGGTTTCCCATTTTCAATAACAACATAGAGGGAAGACATTTTGTATATTCTGGTATCATTACCAATAAGTTTCAATTTTTTAAGTACCGGCTTGAAATCTTCGTTTGTCTAAAAAAGAGCCCTACATTTTAGTCATACGCACCAGGAAAGGAAGAACGAAGAAGTTCTATAACAGCAGTGTGCCTGAACAGTTTTGCTTCCCTGTAAGCCTCTCCATGCATATCTTTCGCCCCGTGTTGTAAAAGGGCGGCAACCATATCTGTGGCTCCGCTGGAAGATGCCCAGACTAAGGGAGTCCATGCGTATATATGGGCGTTCCACATAGGAATCTCCATATCTGCTCCAGCGTTAATAAGAAGAGGCACAATCTGTGGTTGTTGTCCATAGTTTTGGATAGGCTGTCCAAAGAGTATTATTCTGTATTCAGGGGATATACAAAGAAACGACAAAGGACTCCTGCCAAAGACAGTGCGTGCATTCACATCTGCTCCAGCCGCAACAAGAACTGTTGCCATTTCAAGATGACCGCTTGCAGATGCCCACATAAGAGGTGTAATGTTGTCCGTTTTCTGTGCTGCATTCACATTTGCCCCAACGGATACTAAGAATTTGACTCGTTCTACATTTCCTGTTAGAGTGGCATGCATAAGCCGCGTGCGGTTCCAGTCACATTCAGTCTTGTCCTTTATAATTCCGAGGATACGAGGGTCATCTCGGAACTCTTTGGAAACAGCCAAGAAGACAGATACAGGGAATCCCTGCTGCGCCATACATGCTACTACAAGGCCAAGATCCACTGTCATTTTACGTGGGAAGGGGTACAAAAAATAGCAGTGAGTGTGGCTTCAATTTTTATATTTGCGTCTGAAAGGCTGTTTGTCCTATTTCGGCATCGAACGCTGGTTAGCAGAAAGAGTCCGTGAAATATCCTGAATGTGAGACCTGTAGCCAGGGTACTTGGCCTCCATTTCAACATAGGCACGCTGAGTTATGTAAGAAGGATCCACAGGAAAGAGGGTTGAGCCGCCTATCGTGTCAAACCAGCGGCTAGGATTCTTATACTTGAAGACAAGACCGCCTATGAGGTCTTGATGCTGCCTCTCGTTCTGCTCCGCCTCCTCCTTTGCGCGAATCTCCTCATTCTCCTCCATAATCTGGAGGCAGATGTCATGAATCTCCTGAATGCTTTTCCCCTCAAGGCCAATGGCATCTGCCCTCCTGAGAATATGCTCCTGGCTGTTGTAAACGGAGGAGGGAGGAACTCCTTTCAAGATTTGATCTATATCTCCAACAAGGTGAGCAATCTTGTAGGGATCAACACGCATGTGACGATAGTGGGTCATTGCATCCCTCTCCTTCTGCTTCAGAACCCAGTCGTCCCAGTTGTTCAGGAGATACTTGTAGGACCACAGAATGCTATAGTAAGAACAGCCACTGTGGCCGCTGTGAAGGCGTATCTGGTTCCCTATTGCATCGTCAAAGGAGTCTCCCTTCTCTGGCTTGACATAGTCCTTCAGCCACTCCTTGGCTCCCTCTATCCTGGCCAGGGCATCTCGGCAGTCCTCATAATATATTCTGTTAGAATCATCTCCAAAGGTAGCAGGGCGGGGCTCGCTTGACCATAGGTTCATACAAGTGCCGATCGTCTGAACACCCATCCACGAAAAGTCCTCCATCGCCTCCTTTCGGGTAGCACCACAATCCTCGCGAAACTGCTTCCAGCCGCCGATATAAACCTTCTTGTCTGACATGGTGAGGGGGTACAAAAAATGTTGTCAAATCCCGCCTTCAATTTTATACGTTAGTCCTGGGCCTCCATATCTCCCTCGTCGCAGCCACCACCACTCAGAGCAGAAGGAAAGGGCGTGCAGCAGCCGCCGTCCTCCTCGCAACTGCCGCCACCGCCACTGGCCAGTACACGAAGAGGGGACGTCGCGCCACCCTCACTACTCTTATCTTTGGTGGCCGCCCGCGCCTCTTTTGAACTCCAGCGGACGCGTGAACCCAACTGGGTCGAGCACAGATCCTCGTCATCCTCCGTGCGAGGCATACGTCCACGCCTGTTTTGAACTACAGGTGAGGGAACTGGACTCGCCTCTACCTGCTCGGTGGCTGCTTCTGCATTCTGCCTGGAGTAGATATCAACGAGAAGCGCAAACTCCTCTCCACGAGGCATACGGTGCCCACGCCTCTCTTGTAACTGCTCGGTCACTCCTGGGAGACTGCAGGAGGAAGGAAACATGCGACCATCCTCGCAACACCTATCCAATCCCTCCGTGCGAAGGAGACAGGTGGCACCTGAAGAGAGCAGACAGGGACTACTACACCCCTCATCAGAATACGCAGTCAGACGAACCTCGCAGGGACTCTCAGGGGAGAGGTCGATCCTAGGAGGAGGCTGGGGTGACTGCTTCTTGGCTCCGAATGGAACAAGTTTGAGAGGAGTAGGGGATCCAGTAGGGTACTGGATGCCCTCCCTCTCGCACCACTGCTTCCAAGAGAGTCTCAGGCGCCTCCTCTCATAGAATCCGGCCCTGCCAGTAAGGCGAACACAGCGAGGCTGTACAGTGGTTCCATTGCCGTCTGGCCCCCTGTCCTTTATTTGCCTCTCAGGAAAGATGCGGCGCCCAGTTCCCTCCTCTCCTGGGTGGACGCCCCTACAACAGCCAGGCACTCGCTCTCCAGTAGTCTTATCCACCACCTGATAGTTACAGAAGATTCCCCAGGAACACGGTTGAGGAGAGTTCAGTTCAGAAGCATCCATCGCCACGTTCTTGTACCACTTAATCTCATTAGGTTGGGACATTTTTCTCGAAGGGGGGTAAGGATCAGCCATGAAAAAATGGCCTTCAATTTTACGTGGCGAGGCAGCGTGTGCGGACAATCCTCTCGCGTATACTGTACAAAGTGTTAATAACTCTGTTTATGTTTAGTTGTTCCGCCATATAGGCATGAACAAGGGCTTTTCTATCCTCTGTATAGACCTTAGTGTAGTCGCCAACGATTCGGTGGAGTGTAATAACTTTATTATTACAGAACTGTAGCCGCTTTTGAAGATGTTCTATCTCGAAGGCTATTTGTACGCAGATGCCTTTGGCATCCTGACCGGCATCAGAGAAGTCCCGCGTCTCCGTGGTAACTACGCTAGGAGTCTGCCCCTCTACGTACCCCAAAAGAACGGCGACATCTGTATGAGAAAGACTTAGTAGATTGCGTGAAAGAGTTATCGGGGCTGTTGCTGGTTTTGTAGAGCAGGTGCCCATGAGAGTAGTGTGATAATCCATTGGAGGGGGTGTAGGGTTAATTTTACAGCCGGTGTAAATGACACTATGCGAGAACGGAATCCATTTCGTAACTGCCATTGGCTACCACAGGGGAGGCTAAAGAGTGTAACCGCCTTGTTCTCGGGGAGCGCCCTGACAGAAGTGGAGCGGGCGCAACCCAAATAGCATTCTGTAGTGCCTATGCAGCCGATACAGTTGCCAGAAAGGTTTCGGACGCCCTCCACTCTCAGGAGCATTTTCGCGCCGCCGTCATCGGTGCACTCTACATAGGTAGTTGTTGCGCCGATCCCTGTAGTAGCAGTTGAGACGTCTAGTCCGCGTTCGCGCAACCTGGTTATAGCATTCGTTGCTTGACAGGCGAAGAAGGCGTCGTTCTCTTTTTTTACATCTTGAGCCATGCGCTCTGCTGAGGTATGCGGGGAGTGGATTGTCAGCGAGAACATGGTAGAGGGTACCCTAGAAAAAATGTTTTTTTATTATTCAATTTTTTCCTATGCCTATGGGTCCTACTCGTTCTGGAAGCGCGGTGGCTGTAGAGGCGGGAACTCGCTGAGTGACTCGAGGCATCGCTGGTGCTGCTGCAGTTCTTGGATAACCTCCTCACTCGTCATTTGGGCACGGGAACTCTCTTTTGGCTTTTGTGGGGCAGGAGGAGGGGCAGAGCCACGCCTGGTTGGCTGCGGGGACGCCGCCCTGTGCGGGCCCTTCTTGCCAATGGGCGCAATCGTGAGAGGCTCATAGTCTTGGCCGGGCAATGCAGGAGTGAAGGGGATGCCCGCCTCCTCGCACCACTCTCTCCAAGACATCTTCAGTGTGCGCCTACAGTAATAGTGGTCCTTTGCGCCAGTGAGGCGCACGCAGGCGGGTTGGACAAGGGTCTGGCCATCCCGAATAATCTCGCGAGCGGGGAAGAGGCGGCGGCCATTGCCTTCTTCGCCAGGGTGTACGAACCTACAGCAGGCGGGCTCTAACTCGCCTGTCTCCTCGTTGAGGCGCTTATAGTCGCAGTGGATGCCGCGGGCACAGGGTTGCGGCGAGCGCAGACTGTCATCATCAAAAGCGGGGTTTACGAACCAGCGAATAACGTTTGAGTTTGACATTTCTACGTAGGATGCTTGTCAAGGAGAGGCGGGGGGTACTGACACCAAGGGCGGTTGGACCCTTCAATTTTGTTTTTGGTGGGCCGCAAAAACCTCTTTCTTCTTGAGGGGGCTCCTTACGAAAAAAAAGGATGGTTCAGCCACCTCTTTTTCCTACTTATGCACAGATCTGCGCACGTTCCTCAGAGCTTTCCTTTAAGGTCTGCTAGACCGGTCTATACCCATAGTAAACCGCTTCCCAGGGCGGTTCCTAACAACTTGTGGTGCCTTCGTCACTCTGTCTCACATGCGTTCTCTGCGACTTTTTGCTATTTTCTTGTCTTTTTGTTCGTTTTTTTTACCAGCGCCCATCGCCACGGCCCCAGCGGTCAGCCGGGCCCGGCCCGACCCCCACCCCCCCTCTCTCACCTTGCCAGCCCCTTCTCCCCCCACCATCCACCTGCCCTCGCCCCTCCCCTCCGCAACG